TAATTTAGTTATTAAACAAGACAGAAAAGATTAAAGTTATGGCAGCACCATTAGAAAATGAATTCTACCTTCTTAGAGTAAGAAGTGGGAGACATCCAGAATACACACCCGAAGCATTATTAGAAAGAGCAAACGAATATTTTGAGTGGGTAGAACAAAACCCATTTAAGGAAGAAGTTATATTTCATGCACAAGGGTTAATTACAAAAGACTTTGTCACAAAGAAGCGACCTTTGACGTTGGAGGGGTGTTGTATTTATGCTAATATCACAAGACAAACGTTTCTTAACTACGAAAAAGAGAAAGATTTTTTTGATGTCACAACGTACATACGTAGTGTAGTGGAGAATCAGCAATTAGAATTAGCCTCCGCAGGGTTCTTAAATCCTAATATAATAGCAAGGAAATTGGGGCTTTCTGACAAGTCGGAAGTAAAGGTAACGCAAGAACAACCATTATTTGGAGATGACTAAAAGTGTAGAAGGTTTTACTTTTACTACTGCAATAAAGAAACTTAGGCAACTAACCAAAAGAGTTAAGAAAGTGCCTGGAGGAACAAGTGCAGGAAAAACCTTTGGTATATTACCAATACTCATAGATAATGCAATAAAAAAACAAGGTCTTGAAATATCGGTAGTATCAGAATCTATACCTCACTTGAAAAGGGGTGCAATAAAAGACTTTAAAAAAATAATGCGTTCAACTGGTCGTTGGCGTACCGATGGGTGGCATGGGACAGACCTAAGATATACTTTTGCTAATGAAAGCTATATCGAGTTCTTTTCTGCTGACCAAGAAGACAAAGTAAGAGGGCCACGAAGGAATATATTGTATATTAATGAATGTAATAATGTAACGTTTGAGACATACCACCAACTTGCTATTCGTACCGATATAGGTATTTGGTTAGATTATAATCCTACGCATGAATTTTGGATACATACAGAATTACACGACGATGAAGACGTAGAGGAACTTATTTTAACGTATCAAGACAATGAAGCGTTAAGCCCTGTATTGGTTAAAGAAATAGAGAAAGCGAGAATAAAGGCTTTCCATAACTTAGAAACAAAAGACTTGTTTAACGATAAGAATATAAAATCAAAATATTGGTCTAATTGGTGGAAGGTTTATGGGCTTGGGTTAGTTGGTAGCTTGGACGGTGTAATATTTAATAACTGGTCACAGATTGACTCTATTCCACAGGAAGCAAAGTTATTCTCTTATGGGATGGATTTTGGCTTTACCAATGATCCAACTACTTTAGTAGCTGTTTATAAATGGAACGAGAAGTTAATTATTGATGAGTTAATTTATCAGACTAAACTGTTAAACTCTGACATAATCAGAAAGTGCAAAGAATTAACAGATATGCAAACTTATATCATAGCTGATAGTGCCGAGCCTAAAAGTATTCAAGAAATAAAAAATGCAGGAATAAGAATAAAAGCAGCCGAAAAAGGAAAGGATTCTATTAACCACGGAATAGACCTTTTACAACAATACGAACTACTAATAACAACCCGAAGCACTAATTTAATAAAAGAATTCAGAAACTACACGTGGGATACTGACAAACAAGGCAACAAGCTAAATAAACCCATAGATGATTGGAATCATGGAATTGACGCACTACGATATGGTTCAGAATCTTTACATAAACCCAAAAGAACATGGGTGAATTATGACTTTTGATTTTGTTTATTAAAAATAATTATTACATTTGCAAACAATTCTCTCTATTTTACTCTCTCACTTAGTTTAGGTTCATTTAATAAATTCAATAGAAATGAATCTATTCGGCAAAAAAGCACCAGAACCACAGAAGCAAGCTAACATATACACGGAGTCTCTTTTTGGGTACGCCAATAGAACTATTATGCGGTCACCTGATGACCTTGATAGCCTAAAGTCGCTATACAAAGACAATGCGATAGTTTACGCTTTGGTTGATTGGAAAGCATCAAGGATGAGTGAGCTTGAATTTGAACTTTATAAGGTTTTAGACAAGTCAAGTGCAAAAGAATACCGCAAGTGGAATGGACGATATACCGATGGGTACGAACTTAAGCAACTTAAAAAGCTAAAAGCCTTAGCGTACGAAGAAATTGAATTAGATGATATATCTATCAACGACCTGAAATATGGAAAGATAAAGCAGATACTAAAGCAGCCAAATCCACTTCATACGATGGCAAAGTTTATTTATCATTATAGTGCAAGCCGTGACGTTTCGGGGTTTCAGGCTATATGGGCTAATAAACTTGAAAATGGCTTATCTGCTGGCCTGATTCAAGAAATGTACCCCTTACCTTCACACCTTACAGAAATAAAGTCAGGAGGAGCGTTACAGCCTATTGAATCGTATAGGGTACTTTTAAATAATTGGTCAAAGGAATATAAAGCAGAGGACGTATTGTTACTTTCTAATCACTCTTTTGATTATACCTTAAATGGTTCGCAGTTGTATGGAACAAGTAAGGTAAGAGCAGCACTCCAAGAGATTGACACGTATAAATACGCTAAGGAAAGAGAGTTGTATTCTTATCAAACAGGCGATGCCCAAACAGTAATGTTCCCTAAAGACATGGAAACGTCATCCGCAATGAATGATAGCGAGAATCAGTCTTTGGTTCAGGAGTGGATAGATAAGGTGAGGAAGATGCTGAAACAAAAAGACCGTTCTAATATTAGTGTTTCTCCTTACGGCTTAGACGCTATAAAGATAGGTACGGCTTTAAAAGACACGAACACTACCGAATCAAAAGATAGTGCTATTTCTGCCATTTGTGGAGTATGGCATATCAACCCTATTATATTAGGTCATAATTCAACGAACACCGATGGAAAGATAAAAGAAGTCACCAAAATGGCTTTAAGGGATACAGTATTCCCAGAAGCTAAAGACCTTTTGCAGGGTATGAACGACTTTTGGATGTCAACATATAAGCAAAGAGGTGAAAATTTAGAATTAGGTATTGACTTTGATTGCTATGAAGAGTTCAATCAAGATATTGCGATGCAGTCTAAGGCGTTAAAAGATATGGACTTCTTATCTGATAACGAGAAAAGAGAATGGGTTGACTATGATAACTTGGAAGACGAAAGGGGAGCAACACCACAAAAGTATTGGGATATACAATTAGACCCTATGGATTTGAATTATGAAGACAATAGCGACACTCCAGAATGAATCCGATAGGTTATCTGATATAGCCGAAAAAAGTGCCTTTAAATTCGTTTATAGCTATCTTTATAAGCTAAATAAGCATTATGGTAAGATAGCACAACAACAAGGGTTTAGAATTGCCGAAATGCGTCTAAATGAAATCACAGAACAATCGCTTTACGAAGTTTACTATAAACTATACAATAAAGGCGGTTGGTTCTACGCTAACCACCAACACACCTTATTACAAAAGCAAAAACGTTTCGGGGTTGGGTTTTTTTCTCAATTGTGGCAGTCGTACATTCAAAGGCAGTTAAAAGACCCACGAATCACTAATAAGATTACACAAGTAACACAAACAATCAAAGACGAATTTAGAAAGTTACTTTTAAAAGCAAGTAGCGATAATATGACTACACAACAAACTGCAAGATTATTTAGTCAAGAACTACCAGTTACACGAATGAGGGCGTTAAGGATAGCACGCACAGAAATGACCCATGCTTCAAGCCTTGGTGTAGATTTCGCAGCAGAAACGTCACAATTAAAGTTATACCAAGTGTGGATACACTCTAAAGTAGGAAATTACAGAGAAACCCACGCCAAAGCTAATGGGCAGTATAAACCCAAAGGAGTTGATTTTATGATTGATGGAGTAAATATGTCAGGGCCAGGCGACCCACGAGGAGGGTCGGTTAATGTTGTTAATTGCCGTTGTCGTAAATCTTTCTTAACAGAAGAAGGTTTAAAAGAGTTTGGTTTGTGGAAGGAAAACCCGTCTTGAGAAAATAATTTAAAAATACTTTTAATTTTGTTTGCATAATTAAATTATGTGTATTAATTTTGTTCTGTCAATAAGTCAAAAACAATTAAACAATAAAGAAAATGACTACTTACACCAAATGCAAATCAACAAATAGTATTAAGTTTTTTAGAAATGGTAATCAAGTATTTGACTTTTCGATAAGTGGTAATATTGTAAAGTTTTCTAATGGTGAAATAATCTTAATTTAACATGAACCGCAAGACAAAAACAATCTTATTCCTAACCTTTTTAATCCTTGCATTGAATTGGTTAGAGAACTTAAACGTTTTGACACGATGAATGATAATAAACCGAAAGGAGTATTGCATTATGTAGAGTTATGGGGTGGTACTGTTAAGAACCCAAAAGGAGCAGGAAGAAAGAACAAGTACAAAGAAAAGACTACTACAATAGCTTTTAGATGCCCAGAAAGCAAGAAAGAAGAGATTAATAAGGTAATAAAAGATAAACTAAAAGAATGGGAGGTGTGAGCCTCCTTTATTGATATGGACATAAAACATGATTTGGTAAATAGTTACGGTTTTAAATTAATAAAAGAAGAAAACAAAAGCTACTATTATTTGGTAGTTAGTGGCAGATTAAGATTTGTTTTATTCAAAGAGTTAATAAACAATAAACCGAGGTTGTCATTAATGCTTGAAAATGCCAAAAAGTATTTACCTATTGCAGCTAAGTATGGCGTACAGTACAGAGAATTGAAAAATGATTTATATATAGCTTATGGCAAAAATAATTTTGAAATGATTCAAAAAGCAAAATATGCCATCAATGAACTATTACATAAAATAGAATTAGAGTTTGGTGTATTAGGAGAGGATTTTAAATATCACATGGTATAAAAAAGACCACCCACAAAGTAGATAGCCTTTCGAATTATTAAACAATAAATCCTTAACTTAATTTCTTGTAGTTTTTAAAAACTCTTTCGCTTCGTTATATTGCCTTTTTGACTTTGCCCAATCCCAAGGTGAATTGCCCGATTCTAAGTATTCTAAATTCTCTTTACTTAAAGACCTTAAAATTAATTCATGCCCAATTATTGTGTTTTTGGCACTTCTAATTTTACCTTTGCGAATTACGTTTCTAAGTTCTTTCTTTTTCATTTATTTAACTCTTTTGATATTAACTCACGCAACTTCTTAGGTCTTTTAGCCCAATACTTCACCATGTTATCACAAGATTCTTTTAATAGTAATATCGAAAGATTTATCGTTTTACTTTGTTTCATTTCTCTAAGTTATTCTTTTATAATAATCCTAATTTTTGAATCAAACATTGCCTTATAAATATATTCATTATCAAAAGTAAGCAACGCCACGTT